TTTGATCTAGAACATTTCAACAAAATCACAAAAGGTGGTTTACCAACTAAAACTCTTAATGTCGCATTGGCAGGTACAGGTGTTGGTAAAACTTTATTCATGTGTCATCAAGCTGCAAGTGCATTGGCACAAAACAAAAATGTTTTGTATATCACTATGGAAATGGCAGAGGAAAGAATTGCTGAAAGAATAGACGCAAACTTACTTAACATTTCTATGGAAGATTTACATATGTTGAATAAAAAATTATTCAGCGACAAGATCACAAAACTACAATCCAAAACTACTGGCACATTAATTATTAAAGAGTATCCAACTGCTAGTGCAGGCGCAAATCATTATCGTGCCTTAGTAAATGAATTGGCTTTAAAAAGAACATTCAAGCCAGATATTATTTTTATTGATTACATTAATATATGTGCCTCATCAAGATTTAAGGCAGGTTCTAGTATTAACAGTTATACCTATATCAAAGCAATTGCTGAGGAACTAAGAGGTTTGGCTGTAGAATTAGATTTGCCTATCGTAACGGCAACACAAACGACCAGATCAGGTTTCGTTTCAACAGACATAGGTTTAGAAGATACTTCTGAATCTTTCGGGCTTCCAGCAACAGCAGACTTTATGTTTGCGTTGATCTCTAGTGAAGAACTAGAAAAGGCAGGGCAAATGCTTGTCAAACAATTAAAGAACAGATATAACGATCCAACTATGAATAGAAAGTTTATGATTGGTGTAGATCGTACAAGAATGAAACTGTTTGATATTGAACAACAAGCACAAAACATAATACAACCACAGGAGACCAAATATGTCGAACATACCATTAAAGACACGAAAGAAGACAGCGCCGAGGAAAAATACAAGAAGTTCCAAGACTTCCAATTCTAATCTAGATAATCTAGAATATACTATCAAAACTAGAAAGAAAAACAAAAAATATATCTTTGAAGTAGTGCAAGGTATTTGTTCTCTACACAGTAAGCCTATGGTTGTTAAAGCCTTTGAATTTAGAGAAAAAGCAAAAGAATTTGCAGATTGGCACAATAAAAATCAGGTATGGAAGGTAAATGGTGGTCTTCCCAAGTTTCTCCTTGACTAAATAGTTATTTTAGTATATACATGGGAGTAATGATGTTAAAGTTTAAAGAATACTTACGGGAATTAACAATATCGCCAGACTATCAGCAGAAAGGGACATTTAACCCTTTTTATACTGTTAAGCCTGAAGTAGAAAAAACTGTCAAAAAAGAAATCAAACCTAAAAAAGAATTAAAGTTTAAGAGTGTCGAAAAGACTAAAGGCACATCTATTAGTGATAAAGGTAAATTTCCATTTCAAATATTTGATGGTGAAAAACAATTACCATATTCAGTAAGTCTTCGAATTGCAGATGTCATAGGTCACTATGGTATGAAGACTAGAAAAAACTCTACAGCGTCATCAAATGTAAATGAATTTATGTCTTTGTATTTTGCAAAGAATCCTAAGTTCACAGATGTTGCAACATTTTTAAAAGATTTGGGTGGTAAGACTGGTGGCACAGGTATTCATATGGTTATCAAAGGTAAAGAAGAAGAAATTACTTTTGATTTTTTAAAACAAATGATAGATAAAGATGAAACACCTGAAGTAGATATAAACATAGGTTATCAAATGGCAAAGGCTGTTAGAAAAGATTTACCTAAAAAACCAATTAAATATTTTTGGACTGCTCGTGGAAAACCAAGTGGTATTCATAAAAATAATCCTAGTGACATAATTATTCAAATAGGTAAAACAGATTACATAGGTTACTCTAACAAAGCAACAACAGGTAAAGATGTTACACCTAAATTCAACACAGCAATTAACAGTTTCTATAAAAAGTTAGAAGATAAAAAGCAATATAACAATATTGTTGCTTTAATGGATAAGGCATGGAATGACGCAGCAAAAACTGTAAAAGGCAAAAATGCAAAAAAGGCCTTAAGTAAATTTAATATTTCAAAAGAAAAACCTAGCGAAACCACTAGTAAAGCAGCATTTGTAACACTAGCAAAAGAATTTAAAAAAGATAAGTTAAATTTTTATAAAGATGGTTTTTATTATGGTTATAGAAATAATTTAATTAATAACTTTGGTTCTTATTTAAAGACACCAAAAAATTTAACGTATTTCTTAAANACAGTAGGATTATATGTATATCCTGATAGTGCNGATTCCACACCGTGCCCTTATAAACTTTTAATTGGTACGGAATCAAGTGCGACTATAAAAGATGTTGCAAGCAATGAAGAATATAAAGAATTTTTATTTAACAAAACTACAAAAAATTATAGTGGTATCAAATACACATATGATGGTAAGTCACAACAATTCACTTTAAGTTTTAAATATAAATTATTAGGTATAGATGTTTCAATACCAATCACATCAAGAACAAGAGCACAAGGTGGTTGGTCTGGAAAATCACTATACATTAACACACCAGGAATAAAAACAAAATAATGGAACTATTAAACGAAGATAAGAATACACATCTAGAACATCTAGAAGATGATATAATCAATAATGGTTATGCAGGTGGTCAAAACGCAATTGCTTTTCTTCAAGAGTTAAGTAAAATGTTATCAGGTAATTCTAAAAGAAGTGTAAACGTTTCTGTAAAGTGGGATGGTGCTCCAGCTATAGTTGCTGGTCCTAGTCCTGAAAATGGTAAATTTTTTGTAGGCACAAAATCTGTGTTTAATAAAACACCAAAAATAAATTATAATATTGCAGATATAAGAAAAAATCATACAGGTGAAGTGGCAAACATTTTAAGAGAGTGTTTAACATATCTATCTGGTCTTGGTATGAAAGAAATATTACAAGGTGATTTAATGTTTACTAATAAAGGTAAAAAGAAAACAACATACAAAGACCCTTCAGGTAAAAATGAAGCAATGATATCATTTCAACCTAATACAATAGTTTACATGGTGCCAGAGAATACTCCTTTTGGTACAAAGATAGACACTAGTAAATTAGGTATAATTTTTCATACAACATATAAAGGCACAAGTTTTGAAAAACTAAAAGCAAAGTTTGGAGCAAATGTATCAAAATTAAGAAGAACACCAAAGGTATGGTTTGATGACGCTACATATAAAGATGTATCAGGTAATGCATTAATGACAATAGGTGAAAGTCAACAATTACAAAAGCAAATAAACATGGCTAATGGTTCTTTAGGTAAGTCAAAAGAAATGTTAAATAAAATGTCAACACAAACAAATACTTTATCTGTTGGTGTACAATTAAAAACATATCTAAACTCTTTTATTAGAGCAGCGACTGATTTACCTAGCACAAAAGATACAGCAAATAAGTTTAGAGAGTTTTATCAAGAAAGAACACAGAAAGAAATAGATAGTGTTAAAACTGATAAAGCAAAAGACAAGTATAAAACAATACAAGATGATGGTCTTAAATTTATTGACAACCACAAAGAAAGTGTTTACTTTGCTGTGGCAACATATAAAACATTACAGACAGCAAAAAAAGTATTGATTGATAAATTAAATTCAGCAAAAGGTATAGGTACTTTTAAAAGAACAGAAAATGGATTACAAGTAACAAACCCAGAGGGTTATGTTGCAGTTGATAAGAAAGGTAAAGCAGTAAAGCTAGTTGATAGAATGGAGTTCTCTCTACAAAACTTTACGGCTGCAAAAAACTGGGAAGGTTAATGGAACTAGAAAGATTTATTATAAGAGAAGGTTTATATGACCCAGGTATCTTCAAGGCATTTTTTCTTGCAGGTGGTCCTGGTTCTGGTAAGACTTATGTAAATAAAAAAATATTTCCTGGTCTTGGTTTAAAGAATGTTAATAGTGATGACGCTGTTGAGAGAGCATTGACAAAAGCAGATATGAGTATGGATTTTACTCAAGGCACAGATGATGAAATTAAAAAAAGAATGAAAATAAGAAAAAAAGCAAAACTTACAACAGCAAAAGGTTTAGAATTATATATTGATGGTAGATTGGGTTTAGTATTAGACGCAACAGCAAGAGACTATGATAAAACTGCTATTGCAAAAGCAGCGTTAGATAGATTAGGTTATGATACTCATATGATATTTGTAAATACAAGTTTGAGAGTTGCGATGGCAAGAAATGCAGAAAGAGAAAGAATAGTACATCCTTATATTGTTAAAAAAAGTCATGCACAAGTGCAAAAAGGTATTGGAAAATTACAAATGTTATTTGGTATGAAAAACTTTTATATCATTGATAATAATAATGCTACTGATGATGTGTTAAATCAAGCATATAAAATGATTAGAAAAATAGTTAAAAAACCTATAAAAAATTACACAGCAAAACTGTGGATGAAAAAAGAATTAGAAAAAAAACAATCAGCATTTAATGAAAGAAACTATGCACAGGAATATGAGAGATATCATAAAAATCCAGAACAGATTGCAAGACGTTCTTCTAGAAATAAAGCACGTAGGGCTATGGGTGATAAGGTAGTAAAAGGATTAGACGTAGGACACAAAGATAACAATCCTATGAACAATGATCCAGATAATCTTAGAAACGAAGACCCAGGAGTTAATCGTAGAGAACCAAGACTTAGAGATAAGGATACCAAATGAAAACGTTTAAAGAATTATTAAAAAAAGATACAGGTAAATCACAACCTGTTGTTTTTGCATTTGGTAGATTGAATCCACCTACTATTGGACACCAAAAACTTATAGAAAGAATTATTACTATAGCAAAAAGGGTTAAAGGCTTACCTGTGCTATATGTGAGTGCAAGTCAGGATAAAGTTAAAAATCCTTTGACAGTAAAACAAAAAGTGGCATACTTAAAAAAAGTATATCCACGAGGCATAACTATACTACCAGCTATTGGAACTGAACGTACATTCATGGAAATATTGAAAAATAGATTTGATAAAAAATATACAGATGTTTATATGATTGCAGGTAGTGATAGAGTTGCTGAATTTAAAAAGCTAATTAAAAAATATAATGGTACAGATTATAACTTTGATACTGTAAATGTTGTAAGTGCAGGAGAACGAGACGCAGACGCTACTGGTGCAAAAGGTATGAGCGCTAGTAAGATGAGAGGTTTTGCTTCTGTAAACGACTTTACAAGTTTCAAACAAGGACTGATATCAGGCACCAAGGAGAAGGACGCTATGAAATTATTTAAAGACTTAAAAAAAGGTATGGGAGTAAACGAGGCGATGGCACCAGAAGATGATGAATTGAGAATGATTAGAGAAAACTATCACAATAATGAAATATTCAATATGAGTGATATGGTTGAAAATATTAATAATGGAAATGTTGGTAAAATTATCAAACGTGGACCAAACTATATTCAATACGAAATGGAAGATGGTGGTGTAGAAAAAGCATGGTTAAATGAAATCACACCAGCAAACAATATTGACAGCGAAATACAAGTTGAAGATGTTGATAAAACAAAACTAGTATTACAAAAGAATGCTAACGAATTAAAATCTTTTAAATCTTTTGAAGAAGAAATCAATTCAGCTAAAGACGCACAGAAAACAGGCGTTGAAGATGAACAAGATGAAACTGAAAAAGATGAGAAGAAAGATAAGAAAAGAAAGTTACCTATTGAAACACCAGGTCAACCAAAGATTGCTAATGTAGATAGTTGGTCACAAGGACCTGATCAAGCAGAT